GCTGAAACACCAGCAGCTGCAAGACCATTCATTCTTGACTCACCATACACTACATTGTTTGTATCTTGCAATTGAGCAGGGATTGGTAATAATATAGTACCTGCATTAATAAGTGGTCTGCGAGATAATTTCTTTGTTCTACCAGCACGATTTTGAGATGCATTTCCAATTACATATCTACTACTACCACCTGTATCAGATACATATGTCTTTCCAATCTCTGCATATTTTTCAATATCAATCTGTAGATAATCTGTGTGTTCTGTAAGTAACTCTGCAGGATATCTCAGCACACCACCCTGTCTTCTTTTACCATATCTTGCTAATCTTTTCTTTCTTATAGAATCAAAATCTATTGGTGGTGCACCTGGCTCCTTTTTCTTTACTTCGACATTAGCTGTGGCAACTTCACTATTAATTTTATCAACATACCCCTCACCTGCATTATTACTTAATACCAACTCTCTATTTTTTCCGTCTAATACATAATATGCTCGTCCATTCTCAACTTTCATCGTATATCCATTCTTCAAATTCAACTGATGCTCCGCCATGTCAGCATTAGTTATTTGTGGCACAAAGTTTTTTGAATTAACTTGGTCTATAAATTCATTTGTTATTAATTTTTGATATGTTCCCTCATTATCAGTAAGTGTGATATATTGTCCTGCGCCAAGTGCATTAACTGTTCTTTTTACATTTTCTGCCGCCTGGTTTTCTAATACTGTATTTGATTTTGGTAGTGACATATCGACCTATTTTTAGTTATTTATACGAAATTTTGCAAATGGTATTGTATTTAGGTCTTGCAACTCCTCATTTGTAACTTGATAGAGTTGACCCACTACTTCTTGAAAGGTATATGAACGAGATTGACCCCAGTGAAAATTAATTCCCTTGAATCCCCAATCAAATATATTTGTCACTGCGACTAATGGATTTTGATCATATCGACCAGGTGTTTTTGGTTGATATACAAATACATATATCTTGCCAACTTCGGGAGTTGATGCTATACTATCACCCAGCACATCCATAATTTCAATCATAAGATCATCAGCATCCTCAGTTCCGATTATATCATCTACTAGTGGGGAGATACGACTCATTTGATTCCTAATTCGTTTTCAGTCATCACTTTAAATTCCCATAAACGATCTTCACAGAACTCTGTTGCTGCTTTCCATTTTGCTTGGTTCTTAGCGTATTCATAGACTTCTCTTAAATAATTCTTGGTCTGTCTTTTGGGTTTTTTTGGTTTTTGTGTTTGTTTATGTGGTTTTACTTCTATTAAATATCGTTTTATCCTACCAGTATTTTCTTGAACCTTGATATAAAAGTCTGGAAAGTATCTATGAATCTTATTGTCAACAGGAGAACGATATGGTAAAGCTATTTCTTCACTTCCCCATTCAAGTATTTTATTATTCTTGTCACAATAAACCATGAATTTTCTTTCCCAGAGTGACCTATAAATGATGTTTGTGGGATCACCTTTATACTTTCTGGGGTGGGAAGGATAATATTTTCCTTTATATGACATAAATAGAAATAACAATCATACTTATTTAGAGTGGCAGAATCGTTAGTAAAACCATATAACATGTCTATTGCTAATCGTCTGATGGGACCTTTGGCTCAAACAAATCATTTTTTGGTGACAATTTCATCCTTGACACCAGAGGTTGAATCATATTTGCAAAAATATACAAGAGCAGAGGATATCAGAAGATTTTTAGCTGAAAGATCAGGTATCCTTTGCAGTGATGCATCCTTACCAACAACTGCATTTGCGACAGCAGAAGTAAGAGACAACTTCATGGGTATTCCTCAACAGTTTGCACATACTAGAATTTACACTGATATTGATTTTACTTTTTATATTGACGATAATTATACTTTACTTAAAATATTTGAAGGGTGGATGGAGTATATTTCAAGTGGATCTAATCCTCTCATGAGGCAAGAAACAAAATCATATTATCGTAGAATGAGATACCCTGACTCATATAAATGCAATAGTTTGTATATTAGTAAATTTGAAAAGAATTATAAAAGAACATTAAGATATCAATTTATAAATGCCTTTCCAAAGAGTATATCATCAGTACCAGTTACTTATGGACCTGCTGATATTCTCAAAGTTACAGTATCTTTCAACTATGACCGCTATATAGTAAACGGTTAGAAAACCCCTATAAATAATTTTACAGAGTGAAATAATTATGCCTTTACCTAAGATCAGTACGCCGTCTTATGAATTAACTCTACCTTCAAATGGAAAAAAAATAAAATATAGACCATTTTTAGTGAGAGAAGAAAAAATTCTTATCATGGCACTTGAAACTGAAGATCCAAAACAGATCACAGATGCAGTTGTTCAAATACTTGATTCTTGTATTCTTACAAGAGCAGTAAAAATTCAAAAACTTGCAACTTTTGACATTGAATATCTTTTCTTGAATATTAGATCAAAATCAGTTGGTGAATCAATCACAGTAAATGTGATTTGCCCAGATGATGAAAAAACGTCAGTGGAGATGTCAATCGATTTAGAGACAATCAAAGTTAAGAAAAATAAATCTCATCAAGATACAATCAAACTTGATGATAATTTATCTTTAAAATTAAAATATCCATCAATGGATCAATTTATTGAAAATAATTTTGAAGTTGGTAATGAAACAATTGGAAATACTATGAAAGTAATCACATCATGTATTGATATGATTTACAATGAGGAAGAAAGTTGGAATGCTTCTGATTCAACTCAAAAAGAATTAGAAAGTTTTGTTGATCAATTGAATACAAAACAATTTAAAACAATTGAATCATTTTTTGATACTATGCCTAAACTTTCACATAAGATAACAGTGAAAAATCCTAATACGGGAGTAGAATCTGATGTCGTATTGGAGGGACTGGCAGCTTTTTTCAACTAGGTATGGCTCATACGAATCTGGAGTCATACTATAAAGTTAACTTTGCCTTGATTCAGCATCATAAATACTCATTGACTGAGATTGAGAACATGATTCCTTGGGAAAGGGAGATATATGTTTCTTTACTACAACAACATATTGAGGAAGAAAACTTAAAGGCACAACAAAGAAATGGATAAATCATCCCCCGTTTTTGAAAATTTCGAGAATAAGATGGCTGCCATGAGTGGTAGACCTAAAATTAATAAGAGCACCTTTAAGATTGGTTCAGGTGATCTTGGGATGAGAGTCGCCAATAATGAAAGAAAGATAACAACATTAAAAAATATATTCAAGACACAAAGAATTGAAATAGGAGAAAAGATAACACCAAAGGTAAATGTATTAGAAGAGTCATTAATAAGAACAAATGAAGTTTTAGGAAATATAGCATTACAACTCAATAATGATTTTAATAGAAGATTACAGGCAGAGAAAGATTTACTTCAAAAGGAACAACAAAATAAACTTGGTAGTAAAAGAGAGGATAAAGAAGAAAGATTAGAAGCAAAGAAAGTTGCTAAATTTGTAAAATCAACAGCAAGCACAGTAACTGCTCCTTTCAAAAATATATTTCAAAAAATATTAGATTTTGGAAAATTATTCTTAGCAGGTGTTGGGGTAAATGCTGCTCTTGCATGGTTATCTAATCCTCAAAACCTTTTAAAATTTCAAGAAACACTTAAGAAAATAACGGACAGACCAATCATTAGTTTAGTTGCGTTTGGTGGAGCTGCATTTATTATTGCAGAGGTTATTGGAAGAGTAATTGGTGGATTTAGAAAAGTTATATTTACTTTGTTAAATCCAATGACTTATGTTGATTTATTTACAGGTAAAACATTCAAAAACTTTTTACCTAAAATGCAAAAGTTAATACAAAAAGCAGGTAGAAATACCATGAAGGGTAAAGTATTAAAAGAAGTAGCAGAAGTTGGTATAAAGAAAGGTGGTCCTAAAATACTAGGTGCTCTACCTTTAATTGGTAATTTTATTGACATCGGTGCTGCGATCTATAGGTTTAGTAAGGGAGATATAGTTGGTGGATTTTTATCATTAGGTAGTGCGATACCTGTGCTTGGATGGGGTGTTGCTGCAGTTGACATCGCAAGAGAGTTTGGTGCATTTGAAGGTTCTATATTAGAAAAGAAAAAACCAGATAAGGAGCTTTATACTGGAGGATCTTTTAAAGAGGGAGAAACTATTGTCATTGATGAAAAAACACCTAATGCAAAAAGATTTACGAGTATGCCATTTAGTGGTAAAGTTATGACTGCTCAACAAATGAAATCATTAAGAGGAAGAGGGAGAAGGAGAAGAAGAACAACTATAGAAGAATTAAATTTACCAGACAAATATGTAGGTAATGATCAAACAATTCGACAAATGGAACCTGGTGGGGATTCATTAGTTGGTGCAGCAGAACATTTTAGTTCTACGAATCCAAGTGATACGTATATTCCCACATTTGGATACTTCATGGAGGACATTGTATAATGGCAGTTGAAGATAGAGCAAAAGAATTAAATTCACTAGCAGAAAAAATTCAAGGTTCATTTACCAATTTTAGATCACAATTTAAATCTATTTCTAATAAAAGAAAAAGAATAAGAAGAAATGTTGCGGAGAGAAAAAAGAGAGATGCAAAATTAAAATCTTCATCATCGTCTTTTGGAAAATCAATTGGAAATATAAAATCAAAAGTATTATCAGGACCGAGTTCAATATTGGGTAAAGTTCTTAACTTTGCTTCACTCTTACTATTTGGAGTCGCAATAAATGCTATTGCAGGAGTCAATCGTAAAGTTGATGATGACTCTAATATGATGAAAGAAAATTCTGAAAATACTGGTAATTTTATTACTGGTATGGTTGCAGGTATACAAAACTTTATTGCAGGTTTTGGGTTGATGGAGAAAAAAGTAAATAATACTTTTGATGATGTAGATAACAGTATTAAAAATGCAGAAAAAGAACTTCAAGGATTTAAAGGTGATACCGACAAACTAGATAATTTTAATTTATCAAATATCTTAACTGACAATACACAAGAAGATAATGATAGAGAATCAGAGGAGAGATCGATTGATTCAAGATTTAAAACATCTAGTAATAAATCAAATTTAAAAAGAAATGCTGATAAAACTGATAAAATTTTAGAAGATAAAAATATAGAACTTGTCAAAACAGTAGATATGACAAGTAAAGAAAGGCAAAAGGCAAAGTTTACAAAACGACTTTTTAAACAACTTGACGCAAATGAACTAAATATTGATAACTTGCAACTTGATTCTGAGTTAGAGGACATAGATGGTGATGGGGTCGAAGAAAAAATAATTATTATCAGACAGAGAGAAATTATTAAACAGTAATGTCATTAGCAGGACCATCCAATTATCAAATTCTTCGTATGGAGAAATCTGACGAAAATAATCCACAATCTATTGGTATTGAAGGAAAAACTATTTCTTTTAATTACTATGAGAGCATCTATTCACCAATGATAACTGCAAATGCAACCATTGTGGATACAGGTGATTCTGTCGTGGATAAGAGAGGTAATTTAGCGACTATAAAAGATGGATTTCCTCTTGAACATGATGGAACAGAAACTTTGAGATTCAAAATATCAAACGAAAATGGTACTTTAACAACTTTAGAACCTCTAGTTGTTACTGCTTCACCAGTCACTTTAGATCAATCTACTAGACAAGTTTTAACATTAGAATTAAAATCAAAATTTTCCATTGAGAGTAGTAGTAATCCAAGATTGAGTTCTTATGGTATAGGAACTGTAGACGAATCAGTAAAAAAAATATTAAAAGAAAATAAATTTCCCTTCAGAAATGAAAACATCGAAAAATCAAGCACAGTGGATAAGATAGAAGGAAAAAATGAAACACCAATTGATTTAATATTTAATTTAACTCGAAAATGTAAACCTGTAAAAGGTGCACCTGGTTTCTTCTTTTATGAAACTCAAGAAGGATTTAATTTTAGATCTATTGAGGGTTTGATCGAACAAGGTATGAATGAATATAAAGAAAATCAAAGTGTTCGTGACGTTCGCACTTACAAATATTTTAATAATCAGAGACAAGATTTAGGATCAAATGAAGATGATTATAATATGGTAAAGATGCCAATTCTAAAAAGAGATCATAATTTATTTAATGCTTTGAAGGCAGGAGTGTATAATGTTCGTATACAAGTGAAAAACCTACTGACTGGTGAATTTATAGATAAGATTGTTAATCTTCTTGATAAAGATTCTAGTTATCTTGGAAGTAAACCTAAAAAAATAGTCGATCAAAATGAAAATAAATTAGAAAAGTATTGTAAAACCTATAGTTATGTTATTGCACCAGGTAATGTTGATGAAGGTGTAAGTGATAAGATAACAAATAGTCCTGCAGAATATGAACCTCAGGCTATGATGAGATATAGTATGTTACACTCTCAAGTGCTTGAAATTCAAGTTCCTTGTAATATATTACTGATGGCAGGTCAAGTGATAAAATTAGAAATAGAAAATGTAACTGGTGGTAATAAAGTATTACAGAGAGAAAATCAACATCGAAGTGGTTTTTATCTTATTCTTCATTTAAGTCATCACTTTGATCCTAAACATTCATATACATCAATGACTTTAGCCCGTGACACTTACGGATTATATACAAGTAGCAAATGACTAGAAGAAACAAATTTAAAATATCAGAAGTAAATGATCGATCTCTGTATGGTAAAACACCACTTGAATCGTGGACAGGAACTGTCGTTTCATATGACGCACAAAAAGATCAAATTGAAGGTGGTTGGGGTTGGAGATATAAAGTAAGAATAATGGGTGAAAATACACAATCTGATACAATTCCACCTGAAAAAATAGATTATGCATACTGTTTACTTCCAACAACTGCTGGTTCTGGAGGTGCATATAAATTAAGATCTGTCAGAATAAGTCAGGGTGATTATGTTTATGGTGTCAAAGGTGGTGGAGGTCCGACAATGATTATAGGTGTTTATCCTCGAACCTCTAAACAAGTGCCTGGCTCAGGTAATTTTGAAAATCTATCAGGTTTTTATGGTTCTTTAAAAAATACTGGCATCCTAAGTGGTGAATTTAATGAACAGATAGGACCTGCAACACCAGGCGCCACCACTCTTGATCCAAAAGAATGGACTAAAGCAACTGCTAATGATTCATCAGAAAAAGTAAAAGAAATAATTCCTGAAGCAAATAGTGGTGATGAGATACTAATCGAGCAAACAGAAAAATATCAACCTGCAAAAGGTAAATTGATTAATCCTCTTGAGTGGGAACCAGGTACTCAATTAAACACACCAACCATAGAAGCTATAGAAAATTCTTATGAAAAGGGAGAATTAGATGTAGAAATTTATAAAGAAGCACTGAGGCAAGCAACAACACAAGGTCTAGATGGGTATGAGAAAAATGTGGTTGATGAAAAAATTAAAGGATTATGAAATATGATACTAAATAGTATGAGTAAAAAAGATTATGACTAGTATACCATTAGCAGTTAGTTTTGATTGTACTCCTCCTGAAAACGCATCAAAAATTCAAAAATCCTTAACTAAATTTTTAAATGGTGCATCAGGGAAGTTAGGTGGTGCTTTTGATATGATTTCGGGTCTTGACTCTGCTGTAAGTGAAATATCTGATTCCATGTCATCTTTGACAACTAGTTTAAGTTCTCTTCTTGAGGATAAATTATCTGACTATGTTAGTACAGGTTTGATGGCAGCAAAGAATTATATTTTTAATACAATTACAAATCCACTTGCTGCTATCGCACAAAATAATGCATTTTTAACAAGTGCATTTAAACCGATTGGAAATCTTTTTGGTGCTTTTGGATGCCTTGGTTCTACAATTCAAAAGGCATTAAAGAATACAATCAAAAATTTACTTACTAATATGATAAGTAAAGGATTAATTAATCCCCTTGAGTGTGTAGTTGAAGACTTTATTGGTACTCTTACTAATAAGATAAGTAGTTTGATGGATGGAATTATCGGTCCTTTAGTAGAACCAATTAATAAATTATTCAGTTTTATCGGAAATAAATTTGGATCGATCAAAAATGTTCTTGGGAAGGGTCTAAACATTGTTAATAAATTGAATGGTTTATTAAATTGTAAAGAAAGTGGTGCTAAATGTCATGAAGTTGAGAGTTGGACTTTGAATAAAGGTTCATCAAAACCAGATAGTACAAAGAAGAAACAAAACTTTATAACAAAATCTATTGATGCAGGAACAAAAAAAATTGATAATATTATTGATAAACTTGATGATAAGATTGGTAATATTGATGTTCCTAGAATAGATCCAATTACTGGAGAGGAGATGGAGGTTACATGTAATGGTGGTAATATTTTAGATTGTGGATTGCCAAGAGTTGAGTTCTTTGGTGGTGGAGGAGAAGGTGCTGCAGGAAATGTAATACTTGGAAACTTTATTGAAGAACTTGATAAATCAATATCAGAAACAGAAGTTGTTGTAGATGGTGAGATACAACCTGTTGGTAGTATATTGGAAGACGTTAAAACAACTGGAAGTATTTTAGGTGTAGATATAACATATCCAGGTGAAGGATATACTAGTGAACCTCTTGTCTCATTTGTAGACAATTGCGATCAAGGTTATGGTGCTTATGGTCGTGCAATGATTGATAAAGATCCAAATTCACCTACTTTTGGACAATTAACTGGTGTTCTCATGTTATCTGAGGGTGAAAACTACCCAACAGGAGAACAAACTGATGTATTTGTAGATAAAATTGTAGTTGAAAAAGGTGGTTCTGGTTATAAATTAGATGATAAAATAGATGATTTTGAAATTTGTGGTATAGATGAAAATGGTTCGATTACAAAAGTATGTACAAATGATAAAGCATATCGTATATTACCATCTTTAGCAGTTAAAAGTTATACTGGAAGTGGTGCAATATTAACACCAATTATGACAAGCATACGTAGACAGTCAGAAATTATCCAAGTAATTGATTGCATAACTCCAAGAGATAACATAGTTGGATATGTAAATGGAAAAGAATACAATGGTCCTTTCCATGTAATGCCAAATGGACAAAAGATGACAGGAGCAGTTCATACTGAGAGTGATGATATAATTTACAATACTCCCCAAGAAAGTTTGAGAGACAAATCATCACGAGGTGTTAGTTCTACAAGAGTTAATCTAAGGTCAATTCAACAATTGGTTCAAGAGAGTGAACAAACACAAACAACAGAGAGTGCAGATACTTACAGTGATCCAATAGATGATGCGATGGATAGTGACACTGACACAACACCTCCAAGCACACCACCAAGTTCACCACCACCAAGCACACCACCAAGTAGTGGTGGAGGAGGATACGGTTACTAATTATGGCAAGTAAAAGTGAAAGTAGAGTATTAGATGTATTCGGACCTAATTTTCTTATCGAAACCAACGGTCCTGTAGGTGTTGGTGGTGGTATTGCATATCAAATCTTTTCAGTAACAGATAAAGACTATAAGTGGCAACAGGCATTGCATCAAAGTGGACTCGCCACCATGGAATCTGATGGTAGTCTAGAGATACAAACAGGATCTAAAAATAAAGAGGGGGATGTAAGTTACGTTGCAATGGCACATAATGGTGACATGGCGATAACTGCTGAAAATGGTTGGGTAAGAATATATGGAAGAAATATTGTTTTACAGGCAGCAGATGAACTTCATTTACAGGGTAATACGGTTAAAGTAGGAAATAAAGCAAATGAAACTTTTATTTTAGGAAGAAGAATTGAACTTGGAGATGAAAATCAAACAAAGGAAGTTGTGGTTCCGAAGGGCAGAAGAATCACAAGAGAAAGTGGTAATATATTTTTTAAAACTTCCATAAGTGGTTTATCTGATATAGGTATGGTGCAGGCTGCCTTTATAACTCCACGTAAAAAGGCAGTACTCAAAGCTGGTGAATTTACAGGGGGTTTATAATGGAAATACCTATCTATGATGTTGATAATTTATTTGAAGACGTATATATCTACGGGAAATTAAATTATAATTTTGACAATGATGATATTACAGTAAAATCAATTAATGTAACTTCACCTTCTGTATTCTCTGGAAATGTTACTTTTACTGGTGATCTTACACTCGATGAAATTACTTGTCGTAATGTCAACGTAACGGGAATTGCGACAGTAGGTACAGATCTATATTTAAATGGTAAATTATTTGATGGTGATGGTGACTTTGGAACAGCAGGTCAAATTTTATCATCAGACGGAACTGATACTGTATGGATAGATGCAAGTTCAACCAGTGTGGCAAATGCAAATAATGTTGGAACAAATGTAAACTCTACAGATGCAGATCAGTTTGTTGCTTTTCTGGGAGCAAATAGTGGTAATAATCCAGTTAGAGTAAATGCTAATTTAAGATATAACCCTACCACTGGAACTTTGAGTGCTACAACCTTCAGTGGTGGTGGTGCAGTAACAATAAACACTAATGGAGACAATAGAATAATAACTGGTTCTGCCACTGCTGGTGAATTAAATGGTGAAGTATCTTTAACCTATGATGGAACTAGACTTAACTTAGGTGATGATAAGAAGATAACATTTGGTAGTAATCTTCGTATGGAAGTTTATACGGATGGTTCTATTAATTACATAAAGTCAGCAACAGATGGTGGTGGTGCTTTTCCTATATCAATTAATTCTGGTTCTTCAGAAGTAATAAACATTGATGATGGACATACACAGATTAAAACAGGACTTAAAGATAAGGATGGAGATTTAGGAAGTTCAGGACAAGTTCTTTCTTCCACTGGCACTCAGGTAAATTGGATTGATACATTCTCTGGTAACTACAATGATCTAAGTAACTTACCTACAATATCATCTTTGGTAGCCCAAGCTAGACATGCTATTGATACTAGTACAAGCACTCAATTTAATCCTATAGGTTTTGTTGATAAAATTACATTAACATTAAGTAATGTGCAATCAACATCAAAAATTCTATTATTCTTTCGTATGACACTTCAACATAGTGGAAGTGGCACTACTGGTGGAAGAGTAACTGGTCCTTCTTTGTTTGGTGGAGATACTCTTTTTAGTCAATCTGCTGGTTCGCAAACTTTTTCGGGAGTTCTATTTGATGTCTCTAGTTCTACTACTAGAGAATTTAAAATTCAGTATAGTGACAATGGAGGTGTCTCATCAGCTATCTTAAATACTGAGTTATTTGCAGTTGAAATTAAACTATCATCATAACTTAGTTGACATAATTAGTATGCTTGCATTATAATATAAATATTGTGGTTTCAAAAAATAAAATGGAGAAAGAAAAAACTCCTGTCGAAAGATTACACGATGATATTCGTCAAGCAATACAAAAAATTGAAGATGATGTAGATGACGAAATGATACGTATTCATATAACTGAGAATGACGACGCAGGCTAAATAATTTACCTGCTTAAAATCCGTGTACAAACTCTCTACTAAATTTTGCTGGTATGATGACAGTAAAATCATCGTAAAGATGTTTTTCATCAATGGTTTACCATTTACTTTTGATGAATTACCATTTGGACACACATGGGATGAAGAACTCTGTAGTGTAGCAGATGAAAACCCTTGTTATGACCCAGAATACATGTATAAAGCATATGGGTATTTGATGTTAGAAGAACTACATCCTCTTTATTTTCCAGTTGAGTTGGAAAATCCAGAACTCTTGCCTGATGACCTAGAGTATCTCTATGAACAGGAAGAATCTACCTAACTAAATAGATCATAGGAATATTTTGTAAAAAAATAAAGCGATGCCTCTTAATAAACTAGAGAATTTTATAAAGAATACCGAAGGTCGTATTCTTTATGTGAATCCAAATGATATTGATTCCACTGATGCAATCACAAATCAGGGTAATTCACTAGCACAACCATTTAAAACAATTCAAAGGGCTTTACTTGAGTCTGCCAGATTTTCGTATCTACGTGGAAAAAATAACGATTTAATAGAGAGAACAACAATATTAATATATCCAGGCGAGCATGAGATAGATAATAGACCTGGTTTTGGAATTAAAGTTGATCCAAGTAATTCAAATAATGCATTAGCAGTATCTCCATCAGGTGCAGAAACATCAGCGCAGTCAACACTTACACTTAATTTAACATCTAATTTTGATTTAGACCAAGAAGATAATATTTTATATAAGTTTAATAGTATTAATGGTGGTGTAATTGTACCTCGTGGTACATCTATTGTTGGATTAGATTTAAGAAAGACAAAGATAAAACCAAAGTATGTTCCAAATCCTACTGACATATCAGCATCTGCAACTGCATTATTCAGAGTTACTGGTACTTGTTATTTCTGGCAGTTCTCAATTTTTGATGCTGATGAAAGTAAAGCAGTATATACTGACCCCATAGATTTTTCTGCAAATAATAAATCAATACCAACTTTTTCTCATCATAAACTTACTTGTTTTGAATATGCGGATGGTGTTAACAAAATCGATAGATTTAATTTAACTGATTTAGAAATATTCTATAGTAAATTATCAAACGCATTTAATGTTGCTTCTACAAGAGATATTGATGAGAAATTCCCACAAAATCCAGAGGGTTTTGCACCACAAAGACCTGAATTTGAAATTGTTGGTGCATTTGCGTCAGATCCTATTACCATTTCAGTAATTAAATCTGGTGATGGATTCACAGCGGGAACTGTTGTTACCGTCACAACATCAACTCCACATGGATTTAGTAGTGGTACACCAATTAAAATCAACGGCGTATCGTCGCCAGAGTATAATATATCAACAAAAGTAGCAAGTATTCTTGCAGAGGATGAGTTTACATATCTACTACCATCAGTTCCACCAACTTTACCAGCAACACCAACTCCAACAACAAATCAAACTATTACAATTGAAACCGACACTGTAACTGGTGCATCACCTTATATCTTTAACGTATCATTACGTTCTGTGTTTGGTATGAATGGTGTTCTTGCTGATGGTGCAAAAGCAACTGGATTTAGAAGTATTGTTGTTGCTCAGTTTACTGGTGTATCACTTCAAAAAGATGACCGAGCA